CGATGTCCAAGAACGGCATGCGCCTGTTCGGCACTTTGGACCTGACCCTGAACGGCATCAACGGAACCTGCGCCAGCCTCGGTCTGCGCACCGCCAACAACAAGACGATGGCGCTCCAGATGATCGCCGGTCTGCGCATTTTCGTTTGCGACAACATGGCGTTCAGCGGCGAAACCATCATCTTGCGCCGCCGCCATACGTCGGGCCTTGACCTGATCCCCGAACTGGTCCGGTCACTGGACGAGTACGACCGCCACTACCGCAAGTTGAAGGACGAAGTTGACCTGCTCCAGAGATTCACGATGGATGACAGAACGGCCAAGTGCATGATCCACGACATCTTCGCCAAGCAGATCATGCCCGTCCGGTTCCTGCCGACCGTCAGCAACACTTACTTCGATCAGTTCGTCAACAGCGCCGAGCCGAAGTATGCGGCGTTCCGCGACCGTGCCGCTTGGAGCCTTCTGAACGCCTTCACGGAAGTGGCGAAGGGCATGCCCCTGACCACCCGCATCGACGCGGCGCAGGAGATCGGCGGCATCTTCGGCAAGCTGGTCAACTAGCCAGAATCCGAGTATTCAATGTATAATAGGGGTGGGGCACCATCCCACCCCGTTCTTTTAGGAGAGCCAAATGTGCTACATCGGTGAGCAAAAAGAAACGCTGTATGTCGAGCCGCTGGAACTTCCCTGCGCGATGCCGGGACGCGAAGTCGAGCCGGAGCCCGAGCAAGAACCTGTTGTTGTCCCTGTGACTATTCCCGTCACGGTGCCTGTCTAATGACCATTGTCGAACTTGGCGCGATGAAGGACATTACCGCCCCAAAGGCGGTACAAATTCAGATCAGCGCAGACAGCAAAATTCTCTGGGTGAATGTTGACGGAGAATGCGTGTTGCGTTGCTGCAAAATTGGTGTGCTTGAAGTCGAGGACAACAGGCTACCTTATGAGCCGACGTAAATGCAAAGCGCTGCAACTCACCGAGCAGATGCCGGACTACGTGTCGCCGTTCACGGCGTACCGTGTGTGGCAGTGGGACGCCGATGGCATCAAGTCCCTCAACCATGCCGTGTGGACTCCCGGCGTCGCATTCGAAGCCACGTGCCCCAAGGCGGCTGGATGGGTTGCCCCCGATTCGTCGCTTTGCACGGACGAGCAGGAAGCGACGCGACACAAAAATCAGCACCATGTCCCCAGCGAAGATTGCACGTGCGGCATGTATGCGGGAATCAACCTCCAGCACCTGATCAGCATCAATTACGCGCAGCAAGGAATCCACGGCGAAGTGCTGTTGTGGGGGAAGCTCCTCAAGCACACGCTCGGCTGGCGTGCGCAGTACGCTTACCCGAAATTTTTCATCGTCCCGCCCGATATGGTGCCTTTCACGATGCGGGAGATCGAAGCACGATTCCAATCGCTCATCGCGTTCAACGTGGACATTCACTTGCAAGTCAACAATGAGCCCACGGTCGGCGGCGCGACAGTGCCCTTGTGGATGAAAGACTACGGCTGGAGCCAGCAGGGGTTCGCGCACCTGATCGACATGCGCAAGAAGTGGTACGACAGCCGCCCGGCCGTCCGCAGCGTGCGAGTCGGCGACCGCCTCGCCATCACCGGCGACAAGGGCGGCATCGGCATCGTCGTTGGCGACATCAACGGGGGCAAAATTGAGGGCGACGACGTGTTTTACAACCTGTTCGGGCAGTTGCACAGAAAGCCTTTGAAAGAAATCCGCTGGAGCGACAGGAATTTCCGGTGGGAAAGCGACACATATGGACTAGTTTACGGCAGCCTCGATGTTCCAAATCTTCGTTTTTCGCGCGCGTCGAACGCGACAGTTAGCGGTCGTTTTAACAAATCATGAAGCCCACCTATGAAAAACTCGTCGCGTTCTACGAGGCGGTGGCGCGGCTCGCGCTTAACCATGACGTATGCGGAGACCATGCGGTCGTTTTCCCGTCCAAGCTCGGGCCGGAGCTTGAAAAAGTCGATCCTGAGTGGTGGAAACCGAAAAAATTGAATAAAAAGTCGAAATAAAAAAGCCCCGGCTGACCGGGGCTTTTCTGTTGATGACTGCGCTTAGTTCGTGTAGAGCAGTGAACGACTTGTAGCGTCGCCCGTGTTGAGACCGGCGTCAAGGAAGTCGCCGTAGACGGAGCCGTTGCAATCGAGTATGTCGGTGCAAGTGATGGTGCAATCTTCTGCCACAGCAGCCGTATCAACAGTGTAGCTCGTGTTGTAGGATTCCATCCAGCAGCCTTCGTACAGAGTGGCGACCGCGTACAGGCCCGGGTTGCCGAGGTTGTTCAGGCCGCCTTCGTTTCCGTTCAGCGTGTCGGGCACCGCCTGACCGCGGTTCGGGTCCTCGGAAGCAAGCTGCGAGAAGATGATTTCGGTTTTGATGTCGAACGGCCAGCGGTGATGCTTGAGCGAACGGACAGCGCCGCTCACGCCAGCCTTGTAGCCGAGAACCTGCATGAGATTCGCCAAGTACAGGCAGGTGCGGGTCATCGTGAGGCTCATTGGGGTGGTGACACCGGGCACAAGCTCGGCGACCTGATCGCCGTAGCCTAGACCGCGAACAGCGTCGATGGTTTTCGATTCTGTGTAACTGAACGTCGAAGTCACGCCTAACTTGATGAAAGCACCGACGTTAACCATATCGGTGAAAATCTTGAACCGGGACGAAATTACAGTCTCGGTGTTAGGGGTCGTGCCCTGACGATAAACATATCCGCCTTGAGCCATAATGGTTTACTCTCTCCTGCCCGTTAAATTGGGCATCTGTAATGCAACTGCGAATTCCAAAAATCTGAAATTACTTTCGGGGAACGACCTACCTTCGTTCCATTTCATCGTTTCGTAACGGACATAACGGCCCTGAGGCTGCGCTGCACGATGACCCGGCTTGTACGTTCCCCGAACTTTATTCGGCTGCCGCCGCCAATTCCAGACCTCGGAACGAAGATTTCTTGTTCTTCGCCTTGATCTCGGCTGCCGCAGCTTCGCTTTCCTCTTGCTGCTGCTGCTTGTTGAGCACCTTCGTGGCTTCGTCGAACATGTTCGCTGCCCGGAAGATCGCCTCAACCGCTTCGCGCACGGCGCGGGTGTCGTTGATCTGAGTCAAAGCCTTCGCGTCAAGGTATATTTTCTTGAGGTCGTTGCCCAGCGACTCGGACTGCTTCACCGCTTTGCCGGTTGTCATGTCGGCCGCCAGCTTGATCGGAGCCGTAGTTACCGGGCGCTCCAGCCGTGCGCCAGACTCGTCAAGCTGCGAGTGCGCCTCCGCCACTTCCGGCAGCCGACCGCCGTCCTCGGTGATTTTTCCCTTCTCGCCGATGTCGAACGACCATCCGCCGCCAGCCGCTCCAGAAGCGTATTTGCTAGCAAGCTCTTTGTTCATGCTTGCCTGCCGCTCTTTCCAAATCTTGAGCGCAGCCATGCGGCGCGGGACTGAATCGGGCTCGTCGCCGGATTCCTTGTAATGGGGCTTATCGCCCTTGTTCTTCATGTACCACGAAAGCGCCCACGGATTGTCGATGTCCGAATGCTCTTTCATGGCTTCGGTGGTACCGCTCCAGCCCGGAGGGCTGACAGATTCCTTCTCGAAAGTGCCCTCATCAGGATGCATGCGGTCTTCTTGCTCTTCCATGGACGGGAGCTTGCCTGTCGGGACGACGCCGTCGTCCTGCACCTTGAAATCATGCAAGCGATAGTCATCCGCCGTTTTTTCAGACGACGCGACATTCAAGCCGCCGAGGTCGATTGAAGTCGGAGCTTGTTCGGGTTGTGGGTTGCCGCCGTTGGTGTTGCCGCCATTCGACGGGCCCGCGCCGCTCCCTGCGTCGCCGATGCTGCCGTTGCTCCCCATCGCGTGGTCGCCGAGATCGGCATATTTCTTGTTCAATTCAGCCTCACCCTTCGATTGCGGGATGTCCTTCACGAACGTTTCGGCTGGCACTCCGGTTGGGGTGCCGCTCGGGACGATTTGCTTCATGGGGCGCACATGGCCCGCTTTGGCGGACGCTGCGACCGGAACCATTGGCGCTGGGGCTGCCGGGGCTTTTGCCGCTTCAGGCTGCTCCGGCGGCTCAATCGGTCGGGACTTTAGGATGTTGGTAAGCTCGACAAGAGCATCCTGCTTGCCTTTGTTCTGTGCAAAATCTTCCTCTTTCGGAAGATCGCCGATGACCTTGATTAATGTCTCGGTCGGAATGTAGTCTATGGGATTGACTTTGCCGCCCATATCCGGAGTCGGTGCCGGTGGCACTACGGGAGCTGCCGGTTCCGGCACGGCTTCTTTCTTTTTCTTAACGGCCAAGCGGGGGACCCCGACTTTTTCAGGGGCCTTGGGCTCGCCTTTTTCGTCGCGGTCGGTAACGAATGCTCCTGCTCCGGTCGCCTTTTTGTCAAACGGTTCCATAACCTTCTTCTCGCAATGACGGCACTTTCCTGTTTCTGGCTCAACAGTGTTGCCGGGATACTTGCACTCTGGGCAGTGTCTAGCTTCGGTAACTGCCTTCTTGTCGCTGGCGTGAATTCCGCCCTTCGATACGGCGGTGTCCGGCACATAACCCACGCCCCGCTGTTCAGGAGTCCTCGGGGCGGCTGGCGGACGTTCTGCATCATGCCATTTTGCAATCATGTTAACCTCTCTCTTAATCGTATTCGCTTGCTCGGGCAGCTTTGCATCGTCAAAATAATCCTCGATGCTGGAAGCGCCGTCTTGCCGCATCTGCTGCGGGCCCTGCTTCAAGACGCTGGACAAATGGTCAACAATCCTTTCAAGCTCGTCAATTCTCGGGTCGTTGGGATTCCCTTCCATCCATACTTGCCCGAGAGTGTCAGCGCGTTGAATAGCGGCTTCGACGGTACGTTTAGATGTTAGTATCGTCGCCTTCTTCTTGTTCCGGCGAATGATCAATTGCGACTTCATATGTCTCCTTAAACCGTCGTCGGCACAATTTGCGGCACGAGCATCTGCGACCTCAGCATTGCCATCGCCTGCGCGATGCGGCCCGATCCCGCCATCATCATGATGTTCGCCCAAGCGGTAGAAGCCTCGCTCGGGTTCTGCGTCACGCAATCCAGCGGCCCTTGCACAGGAGCTGGTTGGTTAGGATTTTGCGGCCCCGGCAAAGCTTCCATGAACCGTGCAGTGTAGCTCGACATCTGCGTCGTAACGCCGACCCAAAGCTCGGTTGTCGGGAACGCGAACGTGAACGACGGATTGTTCGGGTCAACAAAGTTTCCCGCGATGTTCACAACCGGATCGCCAAAAGCCGCGATCTTCGCCTTGTCGCTCGCGTCCGTGGGGTCGCCGACAAACAACGCTTGCAGCGTTATGCTGATGATCCCGTTCGACTGGCTGACAATCGCTTTAACTTGCATTCCTTAGCTCCTAAGCCGCTAAGGGGGCTGTTCGCCCCCTCAGTCTTACAGACTTGTTACCACGTTGAAGGTGACGCTCAGGTAGAGCAAGCTGAACATCGGCTTGTACGTGACCGTGACGTCAACCTCGGTTGGGTCTTGCGCGTTCTGTATGATCACCAAGTCTTCGTACCCGTCGATGATTTCGTTGCTGTCGAGGGACGTCAGGCGGGCGGTGCAAACCACCTTGATGTCCGTGACCAAGCTGTCCACCAGCTTGCGGCCGATGAACTGCTGCAAGTCCCTGCGGAACTGCTGGGCGACGTAGTCGGCGATTGTCGTCGAGGTCGGCTCGCTCGTCAGGTCGTTCGACGGGTTGGTGGTCTTGTAGTGGCGAATCTGGAGCGCGCCGTTGTTGTTGAGCAGCATGGTGAGGCCGTCGGACGCCATCAAGTCCATCGTCGGGTCGTCGTAAGTGACGAGCAGGCGGCTGAAGCCCGTGAGGTTCTGGAGCGTCAGCGTCGTCGCCACGTCGTTTGCCGGGTTGCAGTTCAAGCCAGCCAGCGCGGCTGCCATGAACGGGCCGTCCACGAGATACTCGAACGCCACGCCTGTTGTCGGGTTGGTGATCAAGATGCCAGCGGCGGCATTGCCGATTGCGATCATGCGCTGGTTGAACAGCGAGCGGGCGTTGGCACGGGCTTGGTTGGCACTTGTGAACTGGCTGTAGCCCACGAAGCCGATTGCTTCGCCCTTGTAGCGGGCGGTCGCTTGCTGCGTAAGCTGCTGGCTCAGGGCTTGGTGCACCGTCGGGTCGTTGGACAGCGGCACCACGACGTTTGCCTTGCTATTGAAGCCCGGCAGGTTGAAGGTAAGCTGCTGCAACGCGGCGATGTAGTCCGCGCTTGAAGCGTAGTTGGTTCCCGGCTGCACAGGCACTTGGATCGCTCCGAAGGTCTGCACGCCGTTCTGCGACATCAACTGGATGCCCAAGGACAGGCGGTTCACCGTGTTGGGCTGGCCGTATTGCGCGTAGGCGTCGGACGGGCGGGTGTACATCTTCAGGGCATAATCGTTCGCCGTCTTGTTTGTCGTGTAAGTGACGTAGTAGTACGTGCCAATCGAAGGCTCGTTGCCGCTGCCGCGCACTGTGCTCACGATGACCGTGTCGCCGGTTGTCGCGCCGAAGGTCGAAACAACCTTCACGTTCAGGCCGCCGATTGCTTTTTCGTTTTCTGCTTCGCATGGAGGCACATCGGGAGTGCCGGTGTGGCGCACCGCTGCCGGAGCAACGATAAATTGCAGTGTGTCGCCGGGGGCAAAAGCGTAGCTCGCCGGAATGGATGTGACACCGTAAGCCACGTGGTCCACCGGGTTAACAACTGTGATGCGAAAAGCCGTGGTCACATCGACGTAAGTCTGGTCGAGATAGCCCACGTTCGCGCTGTTCGCCGTCACGGAGCCGGATTTTCCGGTAGATGTGACGGTGTAGCTGTGCGTTATGGGGGCTGTTGTACCATTCATACCACCCGCTAGATTGGTTGCTGCGGTGACTTGCGGCGAACCCGCCGCGTAAGATACTGTGATCTGACCGCCGTCCGGCGTATCGGCGGATGGGAAGAATGCGTAGATTTGGGCGTTGGTGTTGAGTACCCCGTTCCAATAAGCGTAAATTGTGACAACATTCCCAACCACAACCACAGGCAAGGGGCTGAGGGTTGTTACGTCGATCACGATCTGGACATTGTTGCCGCCCATGCCCGGAGTCGATGCCGTGAATGTCAAAGAGCCGGAGGAGCCGGGGATGGTTATGGAGGCCTGCGCGACCGGGATGACAGTTTGATTCCCGTCGTTGTTAAAAGTTAGAGTGATCGTTTCAGCCGCGGAGCCGGGGTTGATCGTAACATCCGGAAAGTCGAACGGATAAACGATGCCCGTTGTTGCGAACCCGCCTGCCGCTACAATGTTTGTGCCGTTGGTGACGAGGGGCAGGATGCGCCCAAGGTTATCCTTGATGCTATAGGTGCCGAGGCCCGCGTAATTGGGGCTCACAACCGTCAAAGTATATTGCTGGTCTTGAAGTGTGTTGCGATAGTAGGACGCCCAGACGCCGGAGCCGGATGGCGGCGGATTATACAGCGTCACAGTCTGGGCCAAGCCGTTGAGGGCGGCAACTTGAACTGTGCCGGAAAGGAAAGCCTCCAACGGGTCGGGGCCGACGTAGATGCTGACCAAAGATACGTTGTTGGTCGGCTTGCCGTTGCCGCTTCCATCTGTGGGCGTGTCTTGCAGCGTGAACACCGTGTTGCGTCCGTTAACCGCGCCGGAAACCGGGCGGAGCCATACGTTCTCGTCCACCAAGGTTGTGAGAACTTCCGACGGGCTGAACGGCGTGTCTCCGGAAGCATCGACGCCGACAGCTTCGCTGACGTTATTGCCCCAGTTGACCGTGTTCGCGACCACATTGCCTAGCTTGTCGTAGGCTTCGCCGAGGCTGTAGTCGATGTCTTGGTTGTAGTTTAGCTGGTTCGGGCCGAGTCCGATTTGTACGATGGACGCGACATTCGCGCTCGGAAGCAGGTCGTAGGTGTTCTGCCACGTGTTGGTGTAGTAAGTGAAGGTGAGGGTTTGCCCGTACGCTACCGGGTTGGCGAGCGTGACGAGGCCCTGCGAGCCGTTGACCGCCGTGACGGTTGCCGCGACGCCGTTCACCAATGCTGTCACGTTCGACGGGGTGGTCGTGACCACGCCGCCGTTCGAGCCGTCTGTGATCGGGAGGTTCTGGACCTTGAATACCGTATTGCTGCTCGGGCCCAAACCGCCGCTGAATTGAACAGCAGCCGTAGTCGGCAACTCGGAGCTTGCGTCGCCCGCGATTGCGCCCGCCGTGAGATAGCCGCCGTCCAGCGTCGGGATGCTCGTGCTGTTCACGAGATTGAAAAGCCCCTGCAATGTGCGGATGCCGCCGAAATATTGCGCCGTCGGGCCGCTGATGTCAATGACGATTGCATCGGTGCCCGCGCCGAGTACTGCCTGCGCATCAGGCACGTTCTTGCCGCTGTTCACGAACTGGACTGAAACAAGGTTGCCCGTTTCGCCCGGCTGGGACAAGCTCAAAGTGAGCGAGCCAGCGCCCGCAGGCGAACCAGCCCCGGTTCCGGTGACAAGCAATGTCGCATACTGCGGCACTTGGAAAGTGTCGTTCTCGTTTTGGATGAGGGTGTCGCCGCGCTTGAAGAAGTAGCTGATCGTCAGGTCGGTCCCGGCCGGGATGATGTCCTGAGTCGTGAATGCGCCCGTCGCGCCGTTGAGGGTGACGACCGTCACCGGGACGATGTTGCCGTTCGAGTAGAGCGCTTGCACTTGGACATACGAGGGGTCGTTTGTGACGAGCCCTTTTCCCGATCCGGTCACGACCGGGAAGAACGTGGTCTGGAAATTCTGCGTGAGGCCCGAAATCTGGTCGGAGATGTTCTCGTTCACCGACTGGTCGTCCGCTACCGAAGATGAGCCGCGGAACAGTTCGAGGTTGCTGAACGTGAAGAATTGCTGACCTTCGCCGATGATGACCGGGATTCTCGACGTGCCAACGGCAAGCGCCGAAGACGCGATAAAATTTTCCGTGGTGTAAACACCGGGCGGTGCATAGCTGGTGAAAAGTGCCATATTGGTAAAACTCCCTCTTGAAAGTGGGCTTCAATTAAAGTCAATGGAAGTCCAAAAATCCTGTCATTCTCAAACAAACTGCTGACGTTAGTCGTCTTTCGGCTCCGGCGTGCTGACAAATTGGAGCTGCTGCTTGTCGCTCGGCTGGTATTTGCCGTCAACTTTCGCTATCGCCTGCTTGCCGCTTTCCCTGCGAATTTTGTCCTTGATTGCCGCCCGCTCATGGATCGTTTCCCAGCGTTTTGCGGCGTCCTTGCCAATCGCGACATCGAGCGACGGATTCGACATGTTTCCTGTGAGGATTCCCACGATTGAGAATTTTTGCTCCGTCGGGCCGCCGCATCTCGAACATGCGATGCTCTCCGGGCGCTGGCTCATCGAGCAAATATGTTCGGTGACGACATTGCAGCCTAAGTCCAAACATCGAAACTCGTAAATAGCCATGCGACTAAACTCGCCCCTTCAAATGCAAATAAACCGACCTAACCGACACCCCTAATCTGTTTGCAGTCTCTCTTTTAGTGGTTTGGGAAGTCATTTCCCTCAATTCTGACTGGCTGGGCCACTTGATGCCACGCGCTAGCATGCTTCTCCGCTTCTTTTCCTTGGTCTCCTCTGTGTTTTTAGTTCCGAAATTGGGGTTGTTTTCGCCTATGTTTATCTCGCTCAAATGCCTTCGCTGTGCTTCCGAGAGCTTTTTCTTCAGTCTTTTATGAGATTCGCTCATTTTATGGCGGGACTCGGGGGACGCCGCCTGCCCTAGCCGCTTTTCCCGTATCTTCTGTTTGGCTTCTTCTGTGTGATGCTTCCCCAAATAGGACGGAATATAAACCCCGTAGTTGCCTTTTGTCCTCCGCGAAGCAACCCTCTTGGCGATGAGTTCTGGGTTTTGGTTCCAGCCCGGAGGAGTGCCTGTTCCGTACTTTTCACGTCTGGTAGCAATGATCTTCGTGTAAGTTTCTACAGGGCGCTTTTTTCCTTTCCAATAGCGGGCGTTGTTCAAACTGGATTTTCGACGCGACTCCTCCGTATGCGGCCCAGTGAACCCCTCGCCGCCTCGGCAGATGTTGTAGCCGTACTCGGGGTCCCGCGACTTGAGGAACGCGATGAAGTCGCGCTCGTAAGCGTCAAGTTCGGCACGGGTTTGGACGTCTGAGAGGAGGGCGTGGATGGACCAGTCGCAGGGGAGCGGGTGCTTGCGCATCGAGTTGAATAAATGCGAAGAACCACGGACATGACGAGCGCTGGAAAACTTCTTCTGGAAGTACCGCTTCAAATCTTTTCCCTTATGCTGCCCGACGTAATACTTCCCGGTGACACGGTTGACGATCAGATAGATGAACATGAAAAAAGCCTCTAATGAGTTAATCACTAGAGGCTTAGGTAGTCTTTTAATTTCAACGAACTGTCTGGATCATACGTAGCTGGGTATAAATATTTCTTGCCCAAAAGCTTTCATGCGAGGCTGCACTTGCAGGGTCTCCGTCGTAGCGGTCTCGGCGATCTCCAAACTGGTGAGCCGCGTGACAAGAGGCACATAGACTTTCCAATCGGCGGAAGCGGTGACTGAAACGGTGTAAACATAGCTTGGCGCGGTCGCGCTAAGATCGCGGGCTTGCCCGACATAGCTGCGTGTCGCCTCGAAAATTGTCAGCCCGTCCGCCTCGTTGTTGGTGCGGCGGTAGATGAGAAGTTCCCGCTTGAGCATCTCGGACAAATCCGATGCGGTCTGAAGATCGTTCGCCTTGACTTCCAGCGTAAAGGAAAGATTCTCCTTCGATCCGAACACCTCATAAGTCTCTGTGAGAGTTGGGCTTACAATGATGGCGCACTGGTCGCCGGGGATCACGTTGTCGCCGATTGCCAATCTGAGCCCGGGCAGGATGACCTTCTGCTGCCCTCGCGCGTTGCCTCGGTCGTCGTTGTTGGTGTAATTCTGGTCCCAAGCGTAATTCGCGGTGAACTGGGTCCCGGTCGCTGTGCTGACCGTGACGACGCTGCCGTTCAAAAATCGCTCCGCGGTGCCGCCGATAAGCACCATGGCACCGGGTTGGTAAGTATTGTTCGCCGTGACCGTCAGGAGGTTATCCTGAAGCGACGTAGCCGTGATCTGACAGACAGTCGAGTTGAACGGCGGCGCGGTGCCAGCGGATGTCTGGATGACGCCTTGAAGCTCCGACGGGTCGGCGCTCGCCACCCACCCGGCTGTAACCGGGTATGGCTTGTCGTCCGGGCCCTTCTTGGTGTACTGGATGGTGTTGGGGTCTATCAGCACTAGGCTGTTAAGCTCCCATTTTTTCGCCGTGACCTTCTGTTGCCCCGAGTTGATCCTAACCTCCCAGCGGAGCCAATCTCCCGGCTGGAGAAGCTGCGGAAGCGTCAGCGTGCCATTAGAATTGACAGTCGGGTTGGTGAACGTCCCCGCTGGCGTGTGGATGAACACCTGATTCGGGGCCAGAGTCTCATTCGGGGTCATATTGACCTGAAGGATGTTCTCCGGCATTGTCCCTATCGTATAGTAAGGATTGAGCTTAACTATCATGTTCGCGGTGATTGTCTGGCCCGCCGGGGACTGCGGGGAAAGCACGATCCATTGGGGGCCCTGAAAATTGTAGTCGATGCCGGGGCGAAGCTGGAATCCCTGCTGGGTAGTGAAAGTCACTGAAATGTAAGGACTTGGGATTTCGAGCATCTGGTTGCCGCTTGTGGTTGATGACGAAATGACGACGCTTTGGGGACGCTGGTACCAGAAATCGGCGAGCGGCGCGAGGCGCTGCCCGGCGTCGGGTCCGCTGATGTAGGTGCATGTCAGGGTTTGCGTCGGCGTGAGCAGGTAGGCGAACGCGCCCGTGCTCTGGTTGAACCCGGTGAACTTGACCGGAAGGCTGGTCGCCGCGTCGGACATCGAGATCGTGGCGATGTCGATGCCGGGGCGGAAATACACGATGGTGCCTTGCGCTTGCTTGAGCTTGCCCTCGACCCAGCGGTATTTTTGGACGGTGAGGCCGAGGTCGCGGGACTGGTCGTCGAAGAAATCGACGTTGAGATAGTACACCCC